TGTCCCTATCATTTTTATCTATTATATCACACCCCACCAGAAAAAGCAAGGAGGTACCCCGTGTATTTCACTCTTATCCTCGAAAACGAATCTGGCGAACAGCTGAACCTGTCCACCACCGCCAACCAATACATGACCTCCAAAATCGAAGGTCTGAATCCGCCTGCCGGAACGATTTCTACATCTTCCTATGCAGGCATGAACGGCAGCTACCTCAACAACGCTTTCATTGAAAAACGAAACGTAGTCATTTCCTTTGCCATGCGTGGCATTGGGATCGAGAAACGGCGGCATCAGCTGTATCATGTGGTCAAGCCGTCCCGATACATCAAGATCTGGTACAAGACGGCGAACATCGATGTCTATGCCGAGGGGTATGTAGAAACCTGCGAGGTGTCAAATTTCGAGCAGCAGATCAGCGGGCAGATCTCCATTCTCTGTCCGGACATTTACTGGTACAGCAGGGATATTTTCTATGCCTATTACAGCGGCATCACTGGAGCATTTCACTTTCCCTTTCCGGAGAGCGATGCTCCGTTTCCTTTGGGCGTATACTCCAACAGCAATCTGTTCTCTATCACTAATGACGGGGATGAAACTGGATTTACGCTGCGAATCGAGGCACTGCCCAGCGACATTCCGCAGGAAGTGGTGGCAGTGACACCGACCATCTACAACGAAAACGGTGAGTATCTGCAAATCAAAGGCGATATTCTGACCGGTGATGTCATTACGGTTACCACGAAAACCGGAAACAAAACTGTCACGCTGACACGCAACGGCGTGGACAGCAACATCCTGAACCGGCTGGTTTCTGGCTCTACTTGGCTGACCTTGAAGGAAGGCACAAATACTTTTCGGGTCGAGGCAGTTCGTGGTGTGAAAAAGCTGCGAGTGACTTTGATGCACCGCAATTCTTATCTGGGAGTGTGAGAAATGCAGTTGGAAATTTACAGCTTGACGGCTCTGAAAGACCAGATTTCTGTGTCACTGGAAGCCATCTGCGACAGTTATTCTTCGCTCTTATGGGACATTGAGTTCTACCAGTGCGGCTGCTTTGAGGTGTATATCGCTGCTAGTCCGCAGAATGTATCCATCTTTCAGCGTGGCAGAATTGTGGCGAGGAGTGATGATGCACAGCACTTCGGCATCATTGAGTCCCTGCAATTGGAAACCGATGCCGAGAAAGGCGATTATCTGACAGTCACCGGACGGTTTATTGCCTGTCTGCTGGAACGAAGAATCATCTATCCCACCATCACCGCAAACGGCAGCTATGAGGACATCGTCCGCAAGGTGCTGTCCCGCAATGTCATCTCCGCCGGAATCCGCAATCTGCCCGGCTTTTCCATGGGAACAGTATCCGGTGACTGCTGGCAGAACACCGCACGAATGCAGGTCAGCTATGACAACATCTTAGAATGGCTGTACAGCCTTTGTGAAACCATCGGCGGTTCGGCAAATGTGCGGCTGGATGGAAATGCACTGAAATGCGACCTGTTTTCCGGAACAGACCGCAGTTTGTTGCAGGACGACAATCCTCATATCGTATTCTCCGATGCGTACAACAATCTGCTGTCGTTCTCCTATGCAGCAGACGATGCCGTGCAGAAAAACTTCGCCTATGTGATGGGCTGTGGCGAGGGCAGTGCCAGAAAACGCACGACCTTCTGTTCCAGTGCAGAGCCGACCTATCTTGACCGCTATGAGGTGTATGTAGACGAGCGAAACACGGCACAGGAAGAAGATGTGACCGATGCGGAATATCTGGAAATTTTGAAAAGCAGCGGTGCAGAACATCTGGTACAGCCGAAAACGGCATCGGAATCCGCTATTGCTGCTTTTTCCACCCAGTATCAGTACAATAAGGATTACTTTGTGGGCGACTATGTGACTGTGGAACAGAAACGCTTTGGTTTGATTCAACCCAGAATCCAGCTAATCGGCATGGTGGAGAGTTTCGACCAGAACGGCAGAAGTCTGACACCGACGTTTAAAGAAACGGAGTGAGCATATGGCATTTTCCTATGGATTTTTTAACGCACAAAACCTTGACCGGGTGTATACCGCAGAGGATTTCACGGCATATTTGTCCAGCCTGATCTGCAACGGGATTCTGGATACGTACCGGCAGTGCTTTGCACCAACAGTCAAAAATTTAGCCATTACATTTGGCACGGGCAAGGCGTGGATCGATGGTCATTATTTTATCAGTGATACCCTGCATACCATCGACCTTTCTTCTTATGTAGATGAATCTCTGAATCGTTATGTAGCAATCGGGATCTATTGTGATCGTTCTACTCGTACCTGTGGGATTCGTATTCTGGCAGGTACAGCAGCCACCAGTCCAACCATTCCCGCCTTTACCAACAACAATGTGACGACTTATCTGACTTTAGCAGTTGTAAGACTTCGTGCCGGAACGACAAGCATTCTGGATTCCGATCTGACAGACTGCCGTGCGGACGAGAGCAAATGCGGTTACTGCAAGTGTATTCTTGGTAAGTGCAGAGTGACGGAAATGCTTGCCGAAATGGCAAAGACAAATGCCACACTGGACGAACTGCAAAAGCGGCTGGATGCAATGAACAGCCAGATTTCCGAACTGCAAACCAAGGTAGATGATTTAACCGCAGGCGAAATCTTAGCAACCGGACAATGCGGTGAAAACATCTACTATGTTCTCTACGACAACGGAAAACTGCTGCTGCGTGGAACGGGTGCAACCTATGACTATACTTCTCATGATTCTGTGTTTGATCAAAACGATCAGATCAAAGAAATTGTAATCAGCAATGGCATTACCGGCTTGGGCGATCGTCTGTTTTATCATTGTGCCAATGCAGAAACGGTATCTCTGCCGGCTACACTGACCAGCATTGGTGATTCCGCTTTTGCACAGGAAGATGCTGCAATCGGCTATACCGCCGGTCTGACTTCCGTTACGATTCCGCAGGCTGTTACTGCAATTCAGTCGTTTGCATTTCAGCACACCGCCATTGCAGAAGTCACTGTGCCTGCCAGCGTGAAAACGTGGGGAAAGTATGCTTTTAGCGGCTGTGCAAAGCTGAAGACTGCTCGTGTTGCGTGTGATTCCATTGGTGCTTTTGCGTTTACAAGATGTACAGCATTGTCCAGCCTTACCATTTCTGCGAATTGCAGAACCTTTGGGGAAAATATGCTGACATACTGTGAAAGTCTAACAGCCATCACATATGAAGGGACGATCGCTCAGTGGAACGCCATCACCAAACCGGTCAACTGGATGTCCTCCGGAGGACATTCCTACAACGATTATCTGAAAAAGATCCAGTGTGTAGATGGCTATCTGGAATATGATACGGAAACCCATACATGGAACGAGGTGAAAAACGAATGATGAAATTTTTAGTGAAACAGCAAAAAATCGAAGCACTGGAGCGAGAGGTCATTGCCTCTGACCAGATCGCATTTGTTTCGGTGAAGTTCGTGTTCGATGGGGCTTGGAAAACGCTGCACAAAGTGGTGCAGTTCACCCAGTGCGAAGAAACATACAATTTGGTGCTTGGCATAGAAGGAACAACCTGCTTGCTGCCGTCCGAACTGCATCCCGGTGCAGTAAAGATGAGTTTATTTGGTTACGATGCAGAAAGCGATACTACGGTTCGAGCGACCACGGTTCCTGTCACACTGCATATTCGACCGTCTGGTTTTGTGGAGGACGGTGCAACACCCATTCCGCCAACGCCGGATCTGTATACGCAGCTTTTGAAAAAGCTTTCCGAGATGCAAACCGGAGCAAACGGAAAAGACGGTCGTTCTGCTTATGAAATTGCCATAGAAAATGGTTTTGTGGGAACAGTTGCAGAATGGCTGGAAAGTTTGAAAGGCAGGGACGGTATTGATGGTAAGGATGGATTACCCGGAAAGGACGGAAAAGATGGTTTGCCCGGTAAGGACGGCACAAATGGAAAAGATGGCTTACCGGGGAAAGATGGTAGAGATGGGCGTGACGGGAAGGATGGTGTTTCTCCGGATTTGACAAATTATCCGGATACCGATGCTGTAAAAGCACTGGTTCAGGATGCTGTTCAGCCGCTTTTACGGCAGGCACATGTTCATGAAAATCTGGATGTTTTAGATGATTTGACGGCAGATGAACTCTCTTTGCTGCGTGCTCTTCAGGCATTTGAGGATGATACAACTTACAATATCCAAACATTCCGGGAAGCCATTGCAGCACTGAATGAAAAAGCACATACCCACGAAAATCAATCTGCATTGGATCAGATCACTGCTGCTAAAATCGCACAATGGGATGGTTTCGGCACACAAATCAACGGGCTTAGTACAAAGGTTGCGGTCTATTCGGAAAAGGTGGAGAACAATACTTCCAGAATCGGAACGGCAGAACGCACTTTGGAGAGCCTGCAAAAGCAAATCGATAATCTGACAAGCGGCAGAAATTACACCGTCCTGTTTCAGTCCGGGCAGAATGCCATTTCGACCTATGCATCAAATCTCAGTATGATTCTGGACGGCAGGTATCAGACAATGGCGGATTTCCTGACTGCTTATCCGCAGTTTTGCAGTGTAGAAAATGATTTCATGTTGTCCTACTCGCAGACGTGTTTTAACTGGGATAAGTCGGTCTTGACCGTTTGTGCAAAGCCTCTGTCTCTGACGAAAAATGCGGAAATCGTGATGTCCTATCAGTCGGGTTCCAGCGAAGCCGGAAGCCTGTATCTGGTGCAGAAACCGCAGAAGATCGACATTCCTATTGGTGTGTATGTGAACACAGAGATCGATGCAAATCGTGCGGTTTCTCTGGATTTCCAATGGCTGCAGTCGGAAACCTTTATCACCACCATCACAGAATGCACCGGCATTTCTGACGGCGAATATTACCTTGCATGGGCAGGCAGAAGCAACAATTCCCACCCAAAAATCCGATTCCTGAAAGTACTGGAGGGTTGAAAATGAAAGATACCATTTGTGTAGCTGTCGGCTTGGCCGGCGGCTTTTTTACTGCCATTTTTGGCGGCTGGGACTCTGCTCTGGTGACACTAGTCGTCTTTATGGCAATCGACTTTTTCACCGGCATCATCACCGCCATGATGAAAAAATCGAAACACACGGAAAGCGGCGGACTTTCTTCCAAAGCCGGCTGGTTTGGTCTGGCGAAAAAAGTCTGCACTTTAATGCTGATCGTCGTTGCAGTTCGGATGGATATTCTGCTGAATACCAACTACATCCGGGATGCAGTCTGCATCAGCTTTTGCCTGAACGAACTGCTTTCCATCGTGGAAAATACAAGCTTAATGGGTATCCCCTACCCGCCTGCAATCAAAAAGGCAATCGATGTTTTGCAGACGAAAGTCGGCAGAACCGAAGAAACGACCGACAAGGAGGACAAGTAATATGACTATTTTAAGACCAGATGCAACAACGACTCTGAACGGAGTAAAAATCAACGAGTATTTACTCACCAAACACAATCCCAACCACATTGATATGCCCTCTGTTTCCATGGCGGGGAAAATCATTGGTGTGACTGTTCACAACACAGACTGGATCACAGTAGCAAGCGGCACGACCCCTGCGGAACAGTACACAAGGGCAACCGTCAATAACAACATGAAGGATGTGCGTGTCCATTATTATGTTGACAATATCTGTGCATGGCAGAATCTGCCCCACAGCCTGAGCGGCTGGCACGCCGCTGATGGTTCTGGGAACGGAAACAGAAGAACCATCGCCATTGAGTGCATTATGTCCTCTGCATACAATTCTGTTGATAAAAAGTCGGAGGACAATGCAGCGAAATTGGCAGCAGCCCTTCTGAAACAGTATGGACTGGACATCAATCATCTCTACACGCATACCCACTGGCTGAATGTTCGTGACGGACGAAACGGAACGATTGACCAGTTGAACACCATGTACAATCGGTACAAGATGTGTCCTGCGTACATTTTGCCCCATTGGGCGGAGTTCAAGAAAAAGGTACAGTCTTATTTGAATGCAGGTTCCTCTGCTGTACCTTCCACAAAGCAGCTTTACCGTGTGAGAAAATCGAGGGCAGATGCAAAGTCGCAGCTTGGTGCGTATTCCTCTTTGGAGAATGCGAAGAAAGCCTGCAAGGTCGGATATTCTGTATTTGATGCCAACGGAAATGTGGTCTACACCAATGGCAGCCAGTTTACCAAGGGACAGAAGGTTGTCATTCGTGCCAACACACCACTGTTCGCCAGTGCAGAAACTACATCTGTAACCAGAAGAATCAGCGGTACTTACTATCTCTATGACGGCATTGCCTGCAAGAACGGTCGTTATCGGATCACCACAAAGCCGGAGTTCTGCGGAAAGACACCGGTTGGACAGTATGTGACCGGTTATGTTTCTTGGGATAATTTTGGGGTGATTGGATGAATGCAGAACAAAAAGACCAGATCCGGCAGCTGCACAGCAGCGGTCTGGGTTACAAAAAAATCGCAGCCCAATTAGGGCTGTCCGTCAACACAGTTGCTTCTTTCTGCAAACGGCAGAGAGGAAGCGAATCCTGCCCACACTGTCCGCAGTGCGGGCGTTCTGTTGTGCAGACACCGCACCGAAAGCCGAAACGATTCTGTTCCACACAATGCCATAATACTTGGTGGAATCATCATGCTGTATCGGGGAACGGCAAACAACAACAGCTCTGTCCTATCTGCAAAGAGCCGTTTTTTGCCTATCCCAGTTCGCACCGAAAATATTGTTCCCGTCTTTGCTATGGGAAGCACAGAAAGGAAATGGCACATGGAAAAAGAACATTACCATAAGATCATTACGTATCAAACCACTGTTTCGATTTTGAAAAGCTGGATGCGTGCTGGATTGGTCACGCCGGAGGAATTCCAAAAAATCAACACCATAATCGCCGAACGTTCCGGTTTATCTTTGTGCAGTATATTCCTTGACTCCTGCCCGATCGTACGGTAATATGTCATCGGAAAGGGGGAGATTATCACGGCACGAGTGATACAAAAAGTTGCGTTTCCACAGAAAAAGCCGTTCCTGTTGAAACGGACGGCAGCCTATGCCAGAGTGTCCAGCGGAAAGGATGCCATGCTCCATTCTCTGTCGGCACAGGTCAGCTATTACAATCAGCTGATCCAGAGCAATCCGGAGTGGCTGTTCTGCGGTGTTTATGCAGATGAGGCATTGACGGGAACAAAGGAAAATCGGGCGGAATTTCAAAAGCTGCTGAACCGATGCCGGCAGGGAGAAATCGACTTGATTCTGACAAAGTCCATTTCCCGTTTTGCACGAAACACGGTCACCCTGCTGGAAACGGTACGGGAACTGAAAACACTGGGCGTTGATGTCTATTTCGAGGAACAGCGGATTCATTCCATGAGTTCAGACGGCGAGCTGATGCTTTCCATTCTGGCATCTTACGCACAGGAGGAAAGCTATTCTGCCAGCGAGAACAAAAAGTGGCAGATGCGAAAGGACTTTGAACAGGGAAAAGTCGGGAGTATGCGAATGCTGGGCTATCGACGAACCAAATCCGGAAAACTGGAAATCGTACCGGAGGAGGCGGAAATCGTCAGAATGATTTTTCTATATTATCTGTCTGGTATGGGTAAGCTGGCAATTGCCAAGAAGCTGAATGAACAGCAGATATGCACGGTGCGTGGCTGTGCATGGACGACAGAGGACGTACGGCGAACGCTCCGCAATGAAAAGTACACCGGAAATTTGCTGCTGCAAAAAAGTTTTCGGGAAAATCACATTACCAAGAAAAAGGTGGCTAACATCGGACAGCTTCCGCAGTATTTCGTTGCCGGTTCGCATGAAGCCATCATTTCGCAGGAACAGTTTGATGCAGTGCAGAAACAAATGGCGGAACGGCAGAAAAAATATGCCGGTTCCTGTACCACAAACCGATATCCATTTACGCAGAAAATACGGTGTGCCTGCTGCGGCAAATATTACCGCAGAAAAACGACTGTGACCGGTGTGGTCTGGATTTGTTCCACTTACAACACCAAAGGGAAAAAATACTGTCCAACAGCAAAACAAATTCCGGAAAATACGCTGCTCTCTGCCTGCTGTGATGTTTTGGAAATATCGGAATTTGATGCGGAACAATTTGCGGAACGAATCGAACAGATTCAGATTCCGGCACCCAATGAACTGCAATTCTGCTTTTCAGACGGAACGGAACAAACCGTACATTGGAAAGACCGTTCCCGTTCGGAAAGCTGGACGGCGGAAATGCGAGAGAAAGCGAGGCAGAAAAAATGGCGACAGTCCTAAAAATACCAGCAAAGTTTCACCCCATAACGCATTTGCCGGAAATCAAGGTTCAGAAACGCAGAGTGGCAGCCTATGCCAGAGTTTCCACGGATTCCGAGGAGCAGCAGACCTCCTACGCTGCACAGGTAGATTGCTACACTAAGTACATTCAGGAACGGGCAGACTGGGAGTTTGTTGCAGTCTATACCGATGAGGGCATTTCTGCCTTGAATACCAAACATCGGGACGGCTTTAATCGCATGGTGGCAGATGCTCTGGACGGCAAGATCGATTTGATTGTCACCAAATCAGTCAGCCGGTTTGCACGAAACACTGTAGATTCTTTGACGACTGTGCGAAAGCTGAAAGAAAAAGGCGTGGAGGTGTTTTTTGAGAAAGAAAACATCTACACGCTGGATTCCAAGGGCGAGCTGCTGATTACCATTATGTCCAGTCTGGCACAGGAGGAGAGCCGTTCTATTTCGGAGAATGTAACTTGGGGACAGCGAAAGCGAATGGCGGATGGCAAGGTCAGCCTGCCGTACAAGCATTTTCTGGGCTATCGAAAAGGAGCAGATGGCTTGCCGGAAATTGTGCCGGAGGAGGCGGAGATTGTTCGGAACATCTATCGTTGGTTTATGGAGGGGAAAACGCCGACTGGCATTGCGAGAACATTGACAGAACAGGGCGTTCCAACACCTGCCGGCAAGGAGCAATGGTGTTCCAGCACAGTAAAAAGCATCCTGATCAATGAAAAATACAAGGGCTCTGCTCTATTGCAAAAGAGATTTACAGTGGATTTCCTCACGAAAAAATCTAAGGTGAATGAGGGTGAAGTGCCCCAATACTACATTGAGGAAAGTCACCCTGCCATCATAGTGCCGGAGGAATTTGAACTGGTGCAGGCAGAATTGTTGCGGAGGCAAAACCTGCGGCGGCAATACAATGGGAAAAGCGTATTTGCTGCCCGGCTTGTCTGCGGCGACTGCGGAAATTTTTTCGGGGCAAAGGTCTGGCATTCCAACAGCAAATACCGGCAGGTGATCTGGCAGTGCAATCACAAATTCCAAGGGGTGTGCAAATGCCAGACACCCCATTTGCAGGAGAGCGTCATACAGCAGCGGTTTCAGGCAGCCGTTCAGGAATTGCTGCAAAAGCGGAAAGCGATTCTGGAAAACTGTCAGGTGATGCTGGAACTGCTTACGGACTGTACGGATTTGGAGTATCAATTGCAGGAACTGGAAACGCAGAAAATGCGAATTTCAGAACAGGTGCAGGGATATGTTCGGGAGAACAGTGAAATCGTACAGGATCAGGAAAAGTATGAGGAACGGTATCAGGCACTGGTGGGACAATATGAACCGCTGCAGAAACAAGAAACCGCTCTGCAGGAACAGCGAGCAGAGCGATTGGCAAGACGGGAACAGATTCAGGGCTTTCAAAGAGCATTAAGCGGACAAAATGGGATGCTGCCGGAATTTGACACGCAGTTGTGGCTGGCTGCTGTAGAAAAAGCAGTGGTGCATCGAGATGGAAAAATCGTGTTTGTTTTGAAAGATGGGACGGAGTTGGTGCAGAAAATTTGAGGGGTGTGGGGTGCAGAACGCACTCCCTTTGCTTGGTGGGTGTGCATTGTATCATTTGTGACGTGCGTTTCCAGGAACAGTTATCTGAAAGATAACTGCGAGCAGGAAAAGCACGTAGTTTCGGTACTTTATCGAGGCTGCGTGCTTTTTTATTAGTGCTTTTTCGTTGATGAAATGGTTCATTTTTCAAAAAAATTGAATTTGACCCCAATTTGACCCCAAAACATCAAAAAAAGAATACGGCAAAGAAAATATTCTCTTTTTTATTGAGTTTTCAATTTAAATGTGGTATAATGTAGATAATAAAATTATATTTTTCACGGAAGGAAAAATCATATGTCACAGCCTTATAATATGCCGATATCAGATTTACTTTATAAATACTATAATCAGTTAAAGCGAAATAAAGATGGTACAATTGTTTATGATAAACAATTTAAAGAAGTGACAGAAAACCTTTTGAATCTTGAATGCTTAGATTCTTCGTTATACAGCACTTATGATGCATTCTTTCATGCAGTAACAAAAGGATTGATCAATACACCGAAAATTGTAAACGCTTCTAATAGCACGACATATCGAATTCCAGAAGGCAGTAAATCTAAATACAAATATGTGAATGATGTGCTTACAGATGAAATCTGGAAATATTGGAGGCCAGGAGAACAGATATTCATTTCGGCTGGTACGGGAAGAGGAAAAAATACTTTTATCAAAAAAGAGCTGTTAAAAAGTTGCGGCAGTCAAAAAGTTGTTATCTTTGAAAACAGACAATCCCTGATGCAGCAACAAATTATTGATGTGATCTCTGAAATTGATCCGGAGATTTTGAAATATCAGGATCTTTCAGAAGAGAATATGGTAATATTCGGTTCTTATAGAAACATCATGATGATCTCTTACCAATGTGCCGCTTTGAAGTGTCTTTATCCAGATACAAATTTTCTGGATTTTTTCTCACATGCAAGATATCTTATATTCGATGAAGCACATTACATATTGGATGATGCTCCATACAATAAGGGCATCAGCTTTTTTGTACAAACATTTTTGGAAAACCAATTTCCTGCTGCAACCAAGATATTTATGTCTGGTACAATGGAAGAGGTTTATGAATATGTCCAGCTGTTGAATGCCTTCCCAGAAGAACCGATAGATATAATCGAAGAAAAGAAACTTCTGGATGAAAAAGGCAGTAATAATAATCCTCATAAATTAATAAGAGATCTACAGCATTGCCAAAGCCCAAATTCCATACTCTCACTGCCGACAGATTACTCGTATATTGAACCATATCAATACAAGAAAACAGAGGATATCTGTACAGAAATTTCCAAGTCGCCATCGTATGAAAAGTGGTTGATTTTTGTAAAATCCATTGAAGATGGTGCAAAGTTAAAAGGAAAATTAGATGTAGTTTGTAATGGTTCTGTATGCTTTTTAAGTTCTGAAAACAAGAAAAAAGATGAAAATGCAGAGATTTACAATCGACTCATACGGGAATGCAAATTTGATTGTCGGGTACTGATTGCAACAACTGTTATCTACAATGGAATCAATATAAAAGATGATGCTGTAAAACATATTGTCCTTCCATTTACTTCGATGTCTGTAACAAAACAATTATTGGGCAGAAAGAGAATGACAGAAAATGAAACAGTCAAGGTCTATTTTCCTGACATTACTTATGATGATGCAAAAAGGCGATACCGTGACTGTATAAGAGATTGCATGGATCTTATCAGTCTCAATCAGAATTTACAATATTGTGCTTTATGCCAACTGAATGGGCTTGTCAATACTGCACCGTCAAAATACTATTATTTAGTGCCCCAGCAAGTAGCCTTTTCGACAATGATGATGGCAATTCTAAATAGTCCTGCGATTTACAAACTGTATTATGATACCTGCTTTTACATTTTTGTACTTCAGAGGTTGAAAACAGAACAGTCTGATTTTGTAAAAATCCTTCTTACACACCTCGATATTGCAGAAAAATATGATGATGTAACTGATATTACTTTAGAGATATCAGATGAAAAAGTGCAGGAAGATCAGGCAGCGTTTGCTGCGTATCTTGAAAGCCTCTTGGGGAATGATATTATTTCACCAGACGAAAATGGTTCTTTTGATAAATTTCTTGAACTAAAACAAAAAATTAATGAGATATATAAAATTTTTCATAATGGAAAAGCACTCGATACGCAATGGAAAAATAAAGAGAGATTCTTTTCAGGAGAAAAAATACAGATGTTTTTTTCAGAGCTTGATCTCCCATATGAAATTGAAAGCACAAGTTCTAAAGGGAGCAGAATCACCAAAGTAACTAGAAAACAGTTGCAATGAAAAAAATAGAACGATGCAAATTCAGACTATGGGGAAAATTTGTAAATTTGATTTTTACAAGCTGAAAAAAGGCTATATTACGCTGCTTTTTTGAAAAATGAAAATTATCCTGTCAATGGAAAATCAAAGATGTAAAAAAGAAAGGAGAGCATGAAAGCTCTCCTTTTTATGGTTATATGGTAATCATTACAACAAACTCATTCTGCTGCAAAATGATTTCATTCACTGGTGTGGGTGTAGGTGGATACATGGTAGCTAATTTCTGAGCAATGGTAATTTTCAAGCACTGAATACCATATTGCAGGTCGCCTGCCTCAATGCTCATATCCTCAAAGTCCACAGGATTCAGCAGAAAGCCATTCAGCATCGGTGTTACTACAATTGCATAGGACTGTGTTTGCGACATATTGGGCAAAGTGAAGAACTCCTCCATCACTTTCATTTCTTCCTGCTTCTGGCTATCCAGAACATGAGTATAAGTATCCAATGTAAACGAAACAGAATAATGTCCAAGCAGGATCGAAGTCGTTTTTGCATCCATTCCCTGCTCCATTGCTCTGGTTGCAAAAGTATGTCTGAGGGCGTGAAAGGTATAATGCCCAAGACCAGAAGCTTTCAGAATCTCATCATAGAAATCTTTGAATGTTTTGGGTTCCAAGTATCCGCCCAATGGGTTTGTTACCAGAAAGCCGGAATCCTGATAGGCTGCACCTGCTGTCATGGCATCGTTCTGCTGAATCATTTTCCATTGCTGCAACTCACTTGCAATATTGGGAATCAATGGAATCGAGCGAATGGAGTTTTTTGTTTTTGGCTCCTGAATCACGATTTCTGTCGAGTTGCCCACACCATTGTAATCTACTTTAGGCAAACGATTCAGTGTGCGACGAATAGACAGCATTCTCTTACCGAAATCAACGTCTTCCCAACGAAGACCAAGCAGTTCCCCCAGACGAATCCCCGTTGCAAGCGTCAGGCGAATGAAAACACCGTACCGATATTTGTAGCTGGTATAGATAAGCTTTTGCTGCTCTTCACGAGTGAGAATTTCAACTTGTGGCTTTTCATTGCGTGGCAGACTGACTGCATCGCAGGGGTTAAAGTCGATGTAATGCTCCAACACTGCCTGATTCATCGCTTTGTGCAAACATCGATGAAGGTTCAGGATAGTTTTTGGAGAAAGCCCCTGCGTATTCTGCTTGTAGTTGTAGAAGTCCTGCAACAGTTTTGTGGTAAGGTCTTTCAGCTTGAGCGTAGGAAATGCTGGTGCAAGGTGATTTTCAATGTATCCTCGATAGCTGACATAAGTAGACTGCTTGACTTTGTTTTTCATGTAGGTTTCCAGCCAAAGCCGCAGCCAATCAAGAAAAGTGGTGGATGTTGGATCAACATGTTTCTGAAAGTGGATTTTGTACTCTTCTTCGTGCAGCTTTTGAATCGCCTCTGCTTTGGTTTTAGCATAGTAAGAAATACGTTTCGGCTTCCCTGTTTCAAAATCGTAGCCTGCTGTGACACGGATCTCAAATCTGCCGTCTGCTCGCTCTCGTATGCTGCCTTCATTGTGATTTCGTTTTTTGCGTTCCATATCGGATCCATCCTGTATTTATTTTATAATGTTGTTGCATATCTGATTAAAATGGATTATTTTGTCTGAGTCGATAGTAGGAAGAACGAGAGATGTGCAGTTGATCAATGGCTTGAGAAACAGTGATTTGCTTTGCCTCAACAGCCTGCATTACGATTTTCCAGTTTTCAGGCAGTTCCAGTGCTGATCGTCCAAACTTGATATTTTTCTTTTTTGCTGCATCAATCCCATCACGCTGTCTGCGTCTGATTTTCAGACGTTCATTCTCCGCAATGCTGCCAAGCACCTCAATCAGAATTGCATTAATCATATCCATGATCCACATCTGTTCCGGTGGAAAGTCGGTCAGTGTTGTTGGAATATCGAGAATTTTGATATAAATACCGTTGTTTTTGAAATATTCCAACTCCTGCTTGATATCAGATTTACTTCTGCTGAGCCTGTCCAGTTCCTTGATCACCAGCGTATCACCACTTCTGAGAATCTGCTTTTTCAGATACTGATAGCCTTCACGCTCGGTATCTTTGCCGGAACATTTGTCCACAATGATATTATCTCTGCTGACCCCGTAATTTGTGAGAGCTTCAATTTGCCTGTCCTCGTGCTGTTCCCTGCTGGAAACACGAGCGTAGCCAAATGTTCTGTTGTCCATAAAAACACCTCCAAATTGTATCAAAAAGCCCTGCCACTTTTGAAACATCTCAAAAGTCAAAAACAGACTTTTTGACACAGGTTTCTGATAAAAAAATGACCGTCCCAGAAAGTACACTTTCTGAGACAGCCAAAATATTTAGAAAATTGCTGGATTGCTTTCTTGACACTGAATCGCACAAAGCGTATCGTGAAGAAAAGTCGTATCGCACAGCATCTCCTCGATCTCATCGGCAGAGTAGCCATAGTCCAACAGCAAGAGAACATCCTCTTCCGATACGCCATAGCATCCGCACATTTCCAACAACAATTCTTCCTGTTGCGTGTAATCATCTTCCCAATCATAATCAGAATACTGCCACACAATATTCCTGAAATCATTCTGCATCGCAAACAAAGATTCTGAGAGTTCCCCATTTTTGTTAATACAAATCATATCTCCTTCTTTGAGAAATATTTGCTCATACTTCAATTTTAACAAGCCAACTTTCCGAAGAGCCTTCGTTAAAATTGATTCTGTAGAGGCATAGACATACAATCCAAGTCCTACAAAGTGGAGCAGGCACATCGGATTGTTGCCCTTGACGATGTAAAACGTGTTGTTCTCATCAAGAGCAGTAAAACAAAAACTCCCCTGCACGGATTCTGCCATGTTTTTTAGTGAATCAAAGTTGAGTTTTCCCTGCTGTTCAATCAGCTGCACCGCAACATAAGAATCCGTCTCTATTTTTGCCTTTGGCAAGTGCTTTTCCGCTCTGAGTTCCTTATCGTTGTACAGCACACCGTTATGAGCAACAGCAAAGTTCTTATCAGCATGACCATAAAATGGATGATTGTTGTAGTTGAACTTCTCATTGCCTTGCGTCGTCATGCGAGTGTGACCCATAACGGCTTTCGTTCCGCTGGGTGTGTTAAATCGCAGTTTATGAGCAGGTTTTGGACGTTTGAAAATCGTCATCTTGCCATTCTTCACATAAGCAATACCGGATGCATCTATCCCCCGCTCTTCTGCTGTATTCGCTAACGATTGTGTCAACTTTTTCAACAACTTATTTGATACAATTCCCTTGTAGTCCAGCCATCCAAATAATGCACACATCTTACATTTCCTCCTCTGCACGAACTTCTTCATTTACATAAAGCTAACGTTCTTTCAGATACTGAATCAGCTCCGGCTCTGTAATATCTGCCACAAAATTCGACCAGGACAGCTTCGCAATGCTTTCATCGGTGTTGTACATTGCCGTATCACAGATACGATTGACCAGCTGAATGGTAGCAATAAATGTGTTGTACTTCAAAGTCCCTCTGAAAAGTCTGAATTCAACTGTATGATAATTGCAGAGATTCACAGCGGCATAGCGACCGTTTCCGCCTTTCTTTGCCTTGTCCATGATTGCTTTCGGTGTATGCTCGTATCCGTATCTTGCTGCCCAACGGTTCATAGAATACTCAGAACGTCTTGAAAATTTCAACAGCTCATTCCAGTGATGTTCTACAAAGTATAAGATTCTGGAAATGACCTCGTCCTGTCCTTCTTGGTTGGCAGAGAATGCAGTTCGATTCACATGAAGATGCAAACCACAGGTGCTTGTCTGATGGGAACGATAGCCTTGCCGAACGGCACAATGCAAAATATCTTCCCATGGAAATTCATTGCAATGATAATCCAGTGTGCATGGATGTGAAACCAATTCCATGCCATCATCCAAAGAACCATCTGTCTTGATGTAGAGCAAATCCTCATGGATGTTTGCAATATCCAGCAGTTCTTCCGCATAATCATCATCTTTGCCTGCTTTATCAATTTCCAGTTCAATACCAAAGTAACGATTTCCCTCGCCATAGAAAATCGGATTCGGTTTATAGCTGTAGTCATGAATCAAGTCAGAGTTTTCTCGTTCTTCCTCATAGCAATCTCGACAGTATGCATCACCGTTCGAATAGTATGCTTCATCCTCATACAAAAGAGAATCGCAGCAGCTGCATCTGGTATAGTGCTCTTCATAGCAATTTGTGCAAACAGTGGTATTTTCATCGCTATATGCATCCTCTCGCCAGATTCGAGAACCGCAACAATCACAGATTGTTGTGTGTTCTTCCAGGCAATCCGAACAGATGATGCGACCGTCCCATTCTGTATAGTCATCATCATCGATAATGTAATTGCAGCACTCGCAAATTAAAACTTCTTCCTGCTCCATTGTGTTTCTTTCCTCGTTCATTTCAAATTCCTCCATAAAATGAAAATTGCCCTACCGATTTCTCAGCAGGGCTTTGTGTTTGGGTTAATATTCTTCTGATAGAAGCATGGTTGCGTGATTGCTGTCATCAATGACATAGATCTTTTGATTAACCAGATTTTTAAGGTCAATCACATAATTCTGACAATATTCCGGATGTTCTGAAAAGTGCCGGATGTGCTGTTTCCCATTGGAATTTCTGCTTGCATGTCTCTTGTCAAAAACTGTTGATTCTGAAACATCATTCTCACCTCCTGTTATGTTCCTATGTTCCGTCTACGGACAGTTTTGACCCATGCGGTCGACATCATCGCATGATCAGTACCTGGCATAGGTTCACTACTATAATATACAATTGAAAAATAGAAAAAAGGCAGATTGCAAATTGCATTCTGCCTTTCAGGAGAAAATGTATTACTTTTATTTTTAAAAGCACATAACATATCTGTAAAAGAAGATGTCCAAATTAGATTTTATTCGGCATTTTCCGTTCCAATCAAATTGATTTGGAATTGTGTAGACAGAGGTATTACCATTGCCTCTGTCTCGCAAAGTACGCTAAATATAGAAATAATTTTAAAATAATAGTGACATATAATTTATATAATAAATATATTGTATATCACTATTTATATATGGAGGCTATTGCTATGAAAAATAAAAATGAAAAGAAAACCATTCAAAAATCACTGAAACTTTCTCCCCAACAACTTCAACAAATTGAAGAGCAAGCGAACAAAAAGAATATGAAATTCAGTGAATATATGTTGGATTGTGCATTGCATCATAATCAGGAAATTACACCCTGTATAGCAGTAAAGATGCAGGAACTGGTGAATCTTGTTCGAGAAATTACAGATTGTATTGATCCAAATGATTTCATCAAAAAGAAAACATTACGACAGAAAACATCTGTTTTTGCAGATTTGCTTCCTATGGCATCCCCACAGAAAAAATACAGTCAATTGGAAAAGAAAATCGATTTGTTTGAAAAAGTAGGAGAAGAAGTATGGGAATTTTTAAAGTAATTCGAAATACAAATGACGGTTTACAATATATGTACAACGCTTTAAATTATGTTTGCTATGAACACACAGATTATGATAAGCGTTACAGTCCGAATGTAGATATCGATAATGCTTATGAACAATTCTTGATGGTAAAGCGATATTTCTATAAGACCAGTGGAAATCCGATATTTCATTTTATTGTAGTATATGATGTAAGATCGACATGGAGAAACAACTATGAACAAGCAGCATCAATGAGTCACAATATTGCAGCTTATTTCTCAGATAAATATCAAATTGTTTATGGAATACATAGAAAATCTTGTTTGAAAAAGTGTGGCGGACTTGCTTCTATATACCATGCCCATTTTGTTATGAACTCCGTTAGCTATGTAAATGGAAAAATGTTTGCTGGAAATCGTTCTGAATTATATGCGTTTTTGGATCATATTAAGCATATAACAAAAGATTTCTCTTGGCATGTTGAATTTGGTTCTGACAAATAAAATAATAAAAAATATATTAAAATCTTTGATTGATTAAATATCATTCTTTAATTAATAATCGGATAAAATCCAATAAAAATCAGATCTGTATGAAATAGCAAAGAAAATAACATACGCTTTCCTTTCTGACATATAAAAACATACAAAATGAGCTGAAAAAAATAGAACATATCTATAAAAATCAGAAAGGAGATGTAGTATATGACTGGTTTTTCATATACAGAAATCAAGTATTTGCTAACTGTTTCGGAAACAGCACGTGTTTTAAATGTAAGCAGCCACACAATTTATAAATTAATTCAGATTGGACAACTATCCGCAATCAAAGTCAGTCCAAGAAAAACGATGATAACCGCAGAAGAACTTGAAAAATATCTTCAAAATCATAAAGGAGGTTTTTAATATGACGGAAAATCATGGAGAAAAAGAACTTCTGACAAGAGAAGAAGTTATGGAGCTTTTGAAAATTGGAAGAAGTACATTTTATCGCCTGCTTCAGACTGGACAGTTAAAGGGATTTAAAGAGGGCAACCGATATAAAGTGCCTGTAAGTGCAGTGGAGGAATATGTGAAAATGAAAATGAGAGAATGATATTGCGAAAAGTGGAGCAGGTATTTCATGAATACCGGCCCTGCGAAAAAATCTCTGTAAATTCAACAACAGTGATAAAAAACGATATTGCGAGCGGCTTGAAAAACAGCCTCTCAATTTTTTTACAGTATACAATAAATACCGTAATTTGTCAAGTTTCTCCAACAGTCAGTCTGCTGGAGTTGAGCGTAGCGGAATGAAAGCAGACTGACTGTGCCGGCTCAGCTCAGTCTGTCGGGGTACATGATCTCCAGCTCGCCAAGAACTCTGCCCCAGTTCTTAGCGGCATCATCCACTTCTTTGTAATCTCGTGGGTTGCCAGATACAAAGCCTTTAAAAGTGCCGTATCGCTGGAAAACACGCTTCTCTGTTTGTTCAGACGACGATAGCCACTGTTAAGGCTCTCGATCGCATTGGTAGTGTAAATGACCTTTCTCACGTCAGCGGAAAACTTGAAGATCGGTGAGATCACATCCCAGTTTTTGTACCAGCTCTTCATGGCGTTTGGATAATCTTTCTCCCACTTTCTGTTACACGTTCAAGCTGCTTAAGTGCAGCGTCCTCAGACGGTGCGTGATAAATGGTTTTCAAATCGTTGGCAAACTCTTTCTTGTTTTTTGCACCAACATATTTCAGCGTGTTTCTTACTTGATGAACGATACAACGTTGTAATTCTGTCTGTGAAAATGCCATATTTACGGCTTCTTTCATACCCGAAAGGCCATCAGCACAGATAACGAGAATGTCTTTTACGCCCCTGTTTTTCAGTTCATTCAGGACTCCAAGCCAATATTTTGCACTTTCGTTTTCTCCGATGTGTATGGATAAAACTTCCTTGTGACCTGTCAAACTTACTGCGAGAATCACATATGCAGCCAGCTTCCTGATCTGTCCGTTATCACGCACTGAAAAGTGTACTGCATCGATGAAAACGATCGGATACACCTCATCAAGCGGACGTTTTTGCCAATCTTCTATCTGCGGAAGAAGCCTGTCTGTGATGTCAGATACCATTCCGTCGCTGACTTCAAAGCCGTAGATCTCCTCGATAGTATCGCTTATTTGACGAGTTGTCATACTCTTTGCGTACAGAGAGATTATCTTCTGCTCAATGCCGGAGATGTCCTTTTGACGCTTTTTTACCACCTTTGGCTCAAATGTTCCGTCTCGATCCTGCGGTACTTCGATCTCAGTTTCGCCTAAATTTCCACGTATCTTCTTTGTTTTCTTTCCGTTGCGGTAATTGGAGCTGTCCGAGCGTTCATAAGAACTTGTACCCTAAGTGTTCATCCAGCTCTGCCTCAAGCATTTCCTGTATCGTACCGCCCATCAGATTCCTGAGAGCATCCTCAATATCTTTTGCTGTCTTGATATCATATTCCTCGATCAGCTCTGCGATGATATTCTTCTTCCCCTCGCTCATCGGTTCTCTTTTTCTTCTTGCCATAAAAAATCAGCCTCCTGTGTTATTTATATTTTACCATAGTTAGCTGCGTTTTTACAGACTTTTTTTCGGTGGGTCATTTTTTAACTATATCAATCTTTTGCATCAATGGCATCATTTTTTAAGTCTGGAATATAGACACTTGCCTCGACACCAGTCCCGATCTCCGGTGTTTCCTGTGGTGTATGTATCAATTGTACACTTTTTAAATCTGGAACAGTAGTAGCTGCTGTGGTAGTTGTTGTGGTTGGAGTGGTAGATGAAGTTGTTGTTGTAGTTACTGTTGTTGTTGCAGTAGTAGAATAATGTGATGCATGATTACTATGCTGTGTAACAGCAGAAGCATGTGAACTATGGGAATTACTATGAATTCCATCACCTGAAACATGAGAAGAATGTGAGACATGAGATTCATGAGAACCCTGTCCAGAAGAATGAGAACGATGTGAAGAATGCGATCGATGCTTTGCATAGGCATCAACCGGAGTTAATAAGCTCATAATCAACAAAATAGATCCAATTGCTACGACTTTTTTTCTAGTCATACTTCCATCTTCTTCAGAAAGAAAATCACAAATGGTTTTTTTGATTTTTGGGAAATTAAATTCTTCCATAATAACCTTCCTTTATTCATAAGATATTTTCGTACAAACTCCATCTGACCATGTTGTTGTATATTTGTGGTTTTCACAAAAGTAAGTTGCTTTCCCATATGGCTTATTATCCCGAAAAGTCCCTGATAAATATTCTGTTTGATCAGCATCATAAAAATAAGTTCCGTTTCCATTCATTTGGTCTTCTTTCCAACTTCCAGTATAACATGCTTGATCTTTCCAGCAGTATGTACCATTTCCATTCATTTTTCCATTTTTAAAGTCGCCTTCATAGGAATCTCCATTTTTAAATGTTAGCGTACCTTTTCCAGATATGCCATCTTCCCATTGTCCTTTATAATTTCCTCCATCTTCAAAAGAAACAGAAACATGATCAAAATCTATTTCCTCATCTTTCACAGAAAATGTAACCGTTGAATCGGTATAATATAAAATAAGCACACCGTCTATCAGTTTATCATTTAAAAAGGTTCCATTCATTTCAAAGTGATCGTCTTTATAAGATCCTTTCCCATCGGAAACATTTGTAATAGCGGTAAGTGCTGTTTCTACAGAAATATCTGATAAGTCTGTTGTTACGGATTGCGTCTGATGAATATCGTTAGGTTCCTGCGAAGAACATGCAGTCAACAGTGATACTACAAAAAGACATGCAAGACTTCCCCATTTTTTTGATATCATTTTGATCACTCCTCTATCCATGATAAAAATATTTTTCTATTTTCTTCACTCTGAATCAATTCAAATAAAACATCCAATATTCCTTTATATACCGCACAACGATAATGATTGGGGTATTTCTCTGTTACATCATGAAAGGCTGCATAGCTAATCACCGGACAAACTCCGCAATAAGGTTGATACACACATTGATGACAAGAGGGTAAACTTTCTAAAATAGAATACTTGCAAACAACACTGCAAGCATTGCTGGAAATCAAATTTTGGTAGGTTGCAGTTGCAACATTCCCCATTTTAAATGCATGATTTCCCATTTCTGCCAACATGCGTGCCTCATCACAAGTATAAATATCTCCATTAGGATAATAGGCCATCTGCCCTAATCCTGCTCCGCAAGGAGATCGCAACTCCATATAATTTTCTGCACACTGCAATAGAATCTTCTTTAAAAATATACGAGCATGCCCTTCCACTAAAAAATAACCATTTTTATTGTATGCTAAAATTTTAAGCATGCATTGTTGATAAAAATCTTTAAATTGTTCTGCATCATATCCAATCTGATTCCATTGTTCATATGCCATTCCTAATGGCGTTAATGGTCGAATAAAAATGCTGTTTAAATGAAGAGAAACATACTGATCTACAATTTCATCCGCCTTTGTAAGGCTGTATGCGGTTGTTGTTTGAATTGCTCCAATTGGGACATGATGTGCTTGTATTTTTTGAATACCAGAAATAGTTCCGGGATACATGGCAATTTGCCGATTTTTCATAGGACGATTATAATTTTGAATATCCGCATTTCCATCCAAAGAAGTAGAAATACTAATTTGATGTTCTTGAAAAAACGCAATCATTTCTTCTGTGATTTTCGTTAAATTGGATACAATACTAAAATTAATTTTTTTATGGGTCTGTTTTTGTTCCACTGTTTCTACAATAAATCGGATAAGATCGAAATTCAATAATGGCTCTCCACCTTGAAATTCAATTGTAATATAAGGAGATGGAGATGATAACACCAAATCAATTGCCTTTTCAGCCGTTTCTTTTTCCATCATCAATCCTGTACCAGTATGATGAGACTGTGCCTGACAATATACACAATCCCCATTACAAGCGGTTGTCACAACAAAAATATGAAGAGATGGAGCATGAAAAAGATACGATTTCATATCGATCAATTTGTTTGCGTGTTGTGTTAAAAATTGTTCTTGTCCATGTATTCCTATAAAACCTTTTTCTATCAATTCCGTTTTTTTCTCGTCATCATCTGATGGATCCATCTGATCTTTTAAAAGATTATAAAATTGTTTATTTGTCAAAAAGCTATAATTTCCAAAATCATTTGTAATCAGAAAGCGATTGTCCATCTGTTTAAAATTAAAGTAATTTATCATTTCTATAATTCCTCATAAAATGGTTTAAAATTCTGGGCGGCAAGAGAAAGAGCAGATTGGAAAACACCACCACAAAGATTTTTCATTCTGCAAGTTTCACAAATTGGAGCATAACGAATTTTATATTCAGAAATACTCTTTTTATAAAGTCCCCAATATGCTTTTGGAACACTACAAAGCGGAAAATTATATAGTCCAACATTAATCCCATTTGCAATTAACATCTCAATTCCTGGAATACAACTTTGAAAAGCAGTCTGATAGTCTATCCAAACATCTTTTCTATGAATTGCTGCATTCCCACACATTTCCGTTGCCATTAGATTTACTACTGAAATAGATGGTAAAGTATGCGTAAGAAATCTTGCTAAATCTGTTATTTCAGAAAGATTCAATTTAGAAACCACTACCCGAATTTCTATTGGAAATTGCAATTCCAATAGATGTTGAATCCCATTTACTGCCTGTTTTAAACTACCTTGTGCCTGTGTAATGGTATCATGAACATTGGAATGTGCAGAATAAATTGGAATGGCTGGAAGTGTATCTGCTGGAAACGTCTGCTTTGCAAGTTGTGCCATTTTTTTAATTGCAAATGTTCGTCCATTGGTAAGCAACAGACATTGTATATCCGAAAATCGGTTTTTTATATCTAACATCATAGAAAAAAATCCCGGTTGAGCAAGTGTCGGTTCTCCCCCAGTAACAACAAGATGTTTGGTATGAGCGGGTAAATATCGCACAAATTCTAATAAATATTCTGTATTTGGAATTTTTGATTTCTTTCGAACAGACTCTGCATATGGACACATGATACAGTTAGAATTGCACTGATTGGTAGTGACAATTGTTTGAGATGCTATAGAAGCTGAAAATTCCTTTTGAATCCTCCCATTTTTTAAAATGAGAACAACATCCCCATTCTGCAAGGTACAATTTTCATTTGAGATTAGATATTTGGAAACTTCTAATTTCTGGAACAGATATAAAGTTGTACCTTTTAAAAAAATTACATTTTTATTCTGTGAAAGATGCATTTCAACTTCTGATTGTTCCGTGACAAATACAGCAAGCTGCTCTACACCCTGATAATTGATTATTCTCATCATTTTCTTATAATTCCTTCTGCGATAAATAAAATCGTTCCAATTGCCAGAAACAATCCAAAGGGCAACTTTTTTACAATTACAAGTTCGGATTTCCCATTTTCCGTTTTACTCCATTGTCGAATGGCAGAAATTTCTTCTATAGAGAGCTTAGATCTCAGATCTTCTATAGAAATAGATGGTAATCCTTCTATAGAAGATTCTTGAAAAAGAGCAGAAGAAGGTGTATCTAAAACCATACCATCTCGCAATTTTTCCACTGGTACAATTTTGTAATTGAATCGATCAATATATAGCTTAAAAATCAAAATCAGAAAAAAAATGATCGGCATTTTTCCATCTATGCTTGTAAATCGCTCCTTGTAAGAAGTAAGGACTGTAACAATAACCTCTATTATGCCCATTACAAAAATCCAAATTTCTTTTCCCTTCCATTGTAATTCCGATAATTTCATAACAACAAAAAAATTGAGAAGCATTATACAATACCAATTTTTCTCATAAAAATTAGGAAGGCAAAAAAATAAAATTTGATTTATGGCAGTAATGCCAATTAATCCTTGCAAATAAGAAAAAATGAATGATTTCCAGTTCCACTTTAATTTATATGGATTTTTCTCTTTTTTAAAAAATAGAATAATGATGCTTTCGATTGCAACATAAAAAAGTGCAACTAAAAATATGGAAATTAAAATTGAAATAGACGGGAATATTCCCATTAAACGATTATAATAGAAGGTTGGTGGAACACTGACTACAATAAAAAATAAAAATTTACTATCCCCTGCTCCCCAAAAATGAAAAACGTACAGAATGAAAGATACAATGCTCATCATAAGAACATTTATGAGAAATATAAATGTCAATCCCTGATAAATGCTCAAGATTAAATTTAGCGAAAATGCAATTAGTATAGATGGGAAAATTATAATATTTTTTATTTTTCCGTATTTTACATCAGTAATTGCACAGATAAAACAGATAATAAAGCAGATGGATATTAAAACAAAATTAAGTATTTGCATAGATCTTCTCCGAATTTATATAGTCAATGATGTAATTTTCAAACTCCATCATTGTAATATCGAGTGGATAATTATTACACATTCTAAAATGACATATCCAAATCTCTTCTGTTTGTTCCATCGTAATATGGGCAATCTGTTGAAAAGCATTTTTGGTATTTAAAATAGCCCCATAGGGGTATAATTCTTTTGGTAAATATAAATCACTCATTTAATTCAAACCAATCCTTTAAAATTTGATCTTGCGTAAATTCTTCTTCTATACTCTCATTTTTCTTATCTAACTGAAAATCATCTTGCTCAATCATAGAAGAAGAAAAAGCACGTGCCATCAAAAGTGTTCGCAATTCTTTTGTTTGATCCGAAACATAAGAACGAACCATTTGTGCCAATAATTCATTTTTAAACTCTTCTTCAGAAATAGTTCCAGAATGTTTCGGCAATAGCGATACAATATAGTTATCGCCTTGTATAGACAAATGAATATAAAACATATCTGTGAAACGATAAGCAGCTTTCATCAGTGCTTCCTTTGAATATAGTCTTTTATCAAAGCAAAAATTAGTGGGCTTCACTTCCATAATTAAAAACTCCTTTTCTAATTGCATATTAATTTGCTTCAATGATAATAATTTGCATAGAAATTTTAATTTCATAGCATATAATTAGTATAACACACTTTGTTCAATTTGTCAATACAAATCCATCTTAGTGTACCAATAATAACCATACAATCTAAATCAAAAGCCACTTCCCTGCGTATCTACAAGATACAAATCAGGAGGCGGCTTTTTCTTTTCATGCAGAAAGAAATTTCGTTGCTTTTCCATTGTTTTTATGGTACAATAAGAATAAGAGCTTGTGTTCATAGGCGTTTTAAGAGTGTAGCAGCATGAGAAATCATAATCATTGTTTCAGCAGAGCAACAAGAAGTTTCATAATCCTTTGACAACCGGCGTGAACCATTCAGCCATGCAAAAGTACGT